AAGAACCAATTGCATGTAATTGTATTTTCCCTAAGAATGAATATGAAAAAGAAATTGGACCATCTGGTGCATATTTCAGACCACGTAATAGAAAAGAACGTAGAGCACAACAAGCAAAAGTAAAGAAAACAGTTGGTCAACCTCTACCAGATAGTATAACTTTAAATAAAGGATAATTATGACAAATCGGGACAGTTGGTCGCCACCAATTGAATAGCTCTCAACTATTCTAACCGATTTTTTATAAATAAAATAAAGGTTATGGCGATAACCTTTTTAATATAAAGGTAAAAGGAGATTATATGGAAATACAAGAAGGTATTTGTCCAGTTTGTGGTAAACCTACAAAATTAATTAAAAAAGGTTTATATCGTAAATATTGTTCTTATGCATGTAGAAATTATATTTTAAACAAGACAATATTAAAAGATAAAGAAAAAGAGAATTTAAATAAAAATAGAAATTCTTTAATACAATTTAAAAAAGATAATTGTTTAAATAAATTTAAGAAATTATATACAACAGGTCATATATTAAAATATGATACTGATTTTTTATGCCATTGTGATATATGTGATAAAGATTTCAATATTACAAGAGCAAATCTATATAATAGAATTATAATAAACAAAATAAATCCATGTCCAATTTGTCATAAAAAGAAAAAAGCATGTGGAAGATCTAAAATTGAATATGAGTTATATGATTTTTTAAAAACATTTAATTTAGAAATAAAAGATCATTATAAATTTTTTAAAAATAGAAAATTAGAATTTGATTTTTATATTCCAGAAATGAATATAGCATTTGAATTTGATGGAACATATTGGCATTGTGATCCAAGATTTTATGCACCAGACTATATTATGAAAGTTAAAAATATAACAGCAAAAGAAATATGGGAAAAAGATGCTGAAAAAGACAAATTAAGTGTGCAAAATAATGTTATATTATATAGAGTTAAAGAATACGATTGGAAAAATGATAAAGATCGTATAAAACAAGAAATTAAAAATTTAATAGGAATTAAAGATGTTTGAAAATAATGATAATCCACAATGTTTCCTTTGGGTAGAACGTTTTAGACCTCGCACAGTTAAAGATATAATTCTACCTAAAGACTATAAAAATTTCTTTAGAAAGATTTTGAAGACAAAGGATTTACCTAATCTTTTGTTATCATCATCTACGCCAGGAACTGGTAAGACTACTATTGCTAAAGCTATTGCTAAAGATTTAGGTGCTGAAACACTCTATATCAATGCTTCTAAGGATAGTGGTAAGGATATTGTTAAGACAACTATTTCTGAATTCGCAATGACAATGGGTTTCTCTGGATTTAATGAAGATGCAGAAACTGCAAAGCAAAAGATTGTCATTCTTGATGAAGCAGATGGTTTGTCAGTAGATTGTCAAAAGGCATTACGTGCATTTATTGAAGATTATCCTAATGCATGTCGCTTTATTATGACTTGTAATTTCCCTGCAAAGATTATTGATGCTCTACATGAAGGTAGAACAATGGAATTCGAGTTTGACTTTAAGAAACCTGAATATGTTGCAGAAATGAAGGAACAGACAGTAAAGCGTATTGAAGGTATTTTGAAGTTCGAAAAGATTAAGTATGACAAGCAAGCTATTGTTGACTTAGTTGAAGCACAATATCCATCTATTCGTAAAGCAATTGCAATCTGTCAGAAGTATGCAATGATGAAGGATGAAATCGATAAGGATATTGTCTATTACAAGAATATTGGTGAAGAACTAAGTAATTTGGTTCTTAATAAGAAGCATACTGAAGCACGTAAATATATTAACGAACATGGTTTGTCATACTCAGATGTATTCAGTTATTTCTTTGTTGAGTTAATTCCTAAGTTAAAGAACAAAGGACTTGGATATAAGTATTTGTCAGACTATGAATATAGATGTTCATTTAGTGCAGACCCATCTATTCAGATTGCGGCATGCATGATTGATTTATTTAGTTGTATTTAATATGTTTGATAGTCAGAAAATAAATTTTGATGATTGGTTATTAGGATATAAACACGGTGTATACGTGTTTACTTCCGATAGCTGTCATCTTTGTCAAGAATATAAGAAGTCTATTGAGTATATCAATAATCATTTCTTATATTTTGTTGAAGTCACTACAGAACAGCAGAAAGAAGTCTTAGCAAAAACAATGAGACGTTCTGCTCTTCCTATGACTGCTTGTTATAAAGATAATAATCTTCAGTTTGTCCGTCTTGGACAATTGTTTGATTTACAAATGAAAGAAATCCTTGAATTCTTAAAGGACTTTCCAAAAGAACCTTTGACTAAACAAGAGATTTTAGAAAAAATTGAAGATGCAAAGAAGCAATGTAAGTTTGCTTATTATTTGTTCACTCAGACAACAACTGAAGATGAACGTCAAAAGATTATTCAAAAATCTTTTGATTTCCATGAAATACCTGTTGATATTGAAAGAATTAGTCCAAATTTAGATAAAAACGATAGAATAAAACAGTTAAAGGGTGAAATACCTTTCGTAAAATTAGTTATATTTAAAGATGGCAGATCAAGTGCTGTATCTGAATTTGGCCAAGCTATAATGATGGAATTTGCAAACTTAAAATCAAATCCAAATGCCAATCAAGATACTTTTGTAGTTAGAATGATTCCAGAGGTTTTAAATGATAACAATAGTTCCAACTAAAGAACTTCCAGAAAAGCCAGACCCAAAATGCATTTATGTTCCTAACATTGAAGATGACTCAATGTGTAAGAAGCTAAATCGTGGAATTGAAACTTTCTTGAAGGAATTTCCTGATGAAGAAATTGTTTGTATTCGTCACGATGATGCAGAAGTCAGAACAAAAGCTGATGTTGTAGAATGGCAAATAAAGGAAATGACTAAAACACATGAAGTTGGTGTGGTTGGTGTAATTGGATGTGCTTGTCTTTATCCAAGTTGTACTTGGTGGAACCCAAATCGTAAAGTAAATGGTTTAGGTGCTATTAAACAAGGTGGTAGAAGACCAAAGCAAGTAAATGGTTTAACATACGTCGATAAAGATGGTAAGCCAATTATGGAAGACTATGAATACGCAATGATTGAACATTTAGGTGTAATTGATTACGCTGCAACTTGTGATGGTTGTTGCATGTTCTTCCCAAGATGGATATTTGAAGAAGGTCTTCGTTATGATGAATGGTTGCCAGACTTCCATTTTTATGATGCAGACATTTGTTGTGAAGTATTATCTAGAGGATATAAAGTTGGTATCAATACAAATATAGAAGTATTCCATAAATCTAGTGGTGAAATGCCACCTCAATTTAATAAGTTAAGAGAAAATTTCTATAACAAATGGAATAATCGTATTGACCAATGGCCAATTTCTAGATTGACTAAGTTTAAGAGGATTGCAAATGGCCGCATTATTTGATGTATTAAAAGCATTTACAACAAAGCAATATCCAACATGGAATGAATTGCCACCTGAATTAAAAGAAGGTTATAGTCAATTCATGATAAATAGATTTCTATCATGTAAGGAATATCTATTACCTTTGTTAGATGATTTATCTTGTAAACGTTTAACTGATGAAATGCATTATAACATTCTTATAAATGCAGTCAGACAAGGATATACGTTCTTTAATTATAATGCATATAAGAAAGAACCTGAAGATGATTTATTATTGAATGCAATAATGAAGGAATATGAGGTTGGATTGCGTGAAGCAAGAATGTATGCAAATGATTTGACAGAAGTTCAGAAAAATAAATTAAAGGAAAAGTGGGAAGATTATTATAAATATGTTATAAACACTTAGTAAAAAGGGTATAACATGTTATTGACTGAAGCACTTGAACTTTTAGAAAAGAATGGATACGAAATATCTGATAATGCAACTGAAAAACAAAGAGAACGTTTAGCAAAAGATATTAGAGAGCAAATTGTTCCTGCAATGATGGAAATAATTTTTAAGCGTTCTTTTGGAGAAGAAGAATTCAAACATAAGATTATGGAATGTTATTTGCCAGTTGCAAAAATAATGGCAGATAAAAATTTGACAAAAGAACAGAAAGCTGAAGCAATCTTAGATAATTGGATGTAAAATGAAAGTATTATTATTCGTATTATTGTTGAGTTTATACTCATTTGCTTTTAATTTGCATATTGATGTATGTAAAGATGTAGATAAAATTTGTTATGAATATGATTTTAAAGATGTTAGAGATTGGCATTGGATAAATAATAAGCAATATTTAAGGGTTTTATTCTACGATAAAAGAGAATTGGATATGAACCTTGGAAATTATAAGATTGTAAACATTAAGAAACGTAAATAAAAGTTTACATATTTCTATAGGGATGGGAGGAAATATGGGGAAAGACAGCTGAATAAGCTGTCTTTTTTTGCGCCCAGATGCATTCTGGGGCATTTTTTATGCTCTGGGATGGTACTTATACGGGTAGGGCCTTCCAGGATGCCCAGAAACGCTCTATTTTAATGTAAATTATAGTTTACATAACAAAAAAGAATGACAAAAACTGTCATTCTTCTATTGGTTGAAACGTGTCCGGTAAATGGACCAATATTTGGAATTATGCTAAAGAATTATAGAATACGATAATTGCGGCACAAAGATTTAATGTAGAATAGTCTCTTGAAGTATAATTCTTAATATACTTGTTAAATGCTCTTGGAGAACATTTAGAAGAGTCATTTACAATTGACTCAGGTCTATCTACAGAACCGTCTTTTGCTTCTACTGTTTTAATGATTTGTTCGCATGCACCATGAACTTGGTTTTCCCAAGATTTGATTTGATCTTCCATATCACCAATCTTTTTAGTCTGGTCACAATTATCATTATAAGCAGTAGAAATAGCTTGAATGACGTTTTGTGCAATAGTGACTTGTGGTTTAATTGCATCTCTAATTAAAGTCTTCTTAGTCTGTGTATTTTCTTCATCTTCGTTAATGAAATCAATACATGGCTTCTGAATCTTCAATTGATAGTCATTGTAATTAACGTCTAAATTTTCTATAAGTCTTTGTAAATTTGTCATAATTATCCTCTTAGATATTTATATAAATCTTCAGCTAGTTCGTTTGAGAAGCTTTCCGTCTTTTCTTCCGCTTTTGCTGGAACTTTAGATGAAACGTCTTGGCCAATTGCTTTTGTATCTCCAGAGTTAGTTTCGGTTCCTTTATCTTGTGTTTCTTCTTGATTAGTTTCTTCTTTCTTTTCTTCATTATTTTGGTTCTTTTGGAATATTCCATAAATGACTAATAAAATATAGAATGGATCAGATTTAATTTTTTCATCATTTAATGGTTTTAAGTCATCTGCATTCTTTTGCTTGAATTCTTCACTAGACATTAAATTCTTATATAATTCATTGACTTTATTTGCCCAATCATTATATTCTTTAATGAAATCATCAACTTTCTTTTCTTTAGCATTATCAACTAATTGTACAGAATTACCGCATAATTCTTCAACAGTCTTACTAATTTCTTCATAATTAAGACCTTTATTTTCTTCTTCATTTAAGTTAAGAACTATATCTTTAATTTCATCCATTAGACTTTCTTTAGTAATAGCTTTAACTTCTTGACCAAGAGCTTGCATATCTTGAGATACAAACTTCTTAAAGAAGAATACTTTTGGAATAAAATACTTAAAGATATTTTCAAATTTTTGTGATATTACTTCATAAGCTTTCTTTAATTTATCATTTTGTTCAATAGTCTTAGTAATAGTTGCTATTTGTTCTTGTGATGTTTTAATGAAAGCTAAAGCATTTTGTGGTTCTTTAACTTTATCATCTACAGCTTGAATTTCTTTATTAACAGT